CTTCATCAAGTTCTGCTCTCCAATCAGAAAATTCTTCAAATCTAACTTTTGGTTTTAATTTTTTTCCAGTTGGTGAAGGAATATATTCTCCCATTTCTTTTGATTTCATATCTTTAGTATCAACATCACCATCTACATCAGCATCAACTCTCTTTACTGCTTTTCCAGAAAGTTTTTTGAGATTACCACTACCAATCTTAGATTCAACTTCTTCTTTCTTCACACAGTTATTATAAGTTTTACCAAACATCTTTTTGGTTCCTTTCTTCTCATATCCAGGCCAACATTTTTTTGCCTCGTTCATCTCTCCACTATCTACATAATCTGCTGCAGTATCAATATAATCGGCAGCTTTGGTAAGTTTTGACTGAACCCATGCTTCAATATTTCCTTCCCCCTTCATTTTTTCCTTTAATCTTCTTGCTGCATTAATAATTGTAGAGAGTTGAGATCTTGCCATAGAATATTCATGATCTTTAGATTCTGTTTTATTCCCCCAATTAGCAGCACCGACCTTACGGCACTTTACAAGGGCACCTGAGGCATATGCAGAAGGCCAGACACTATATCTGGACTTTACCTTATGATAGCAAGCATCTTTCTTACCACTACCCTTGCCTTTCTTATCTTTAGTTTCTATAATTGCTTCTTCTTTCATTTTCTTTTTATCTGTAGAAACATAAGTTGGTTTAGCAGCACCAGTTTTTTGTTGCTGACCAGGATCTGCTGCTTTTTTTCTTCTGGCAGCAGAAAGTCTTTCTGCTTTACTCATACTTGCTCTTTTTGCAGAAGAAACACATTTGGGTGTTCCCTCTCCAGGTTCATCACTGGCACAAGTTCCACCTGTGACTACATTGACCCAACCACCTTTACCATCCTTTGATTTGGATCCTTTAAACCATTTATGGAGAGTTCCTTCTTCCATTCTATTCTTTAATCTTCTTTATTATTTAGAATACCATCCTTTATAAGTTTTTGCAGTTCTGCGGTAGATCCTACAAATAATGCATTATTATTTGTAATATTTTTAGCACCAGACATATTTTCATCCATGTCACGCATTTTTTTCTGCATATCAATTAATTTATCAGTTATATCAGCAACAATTTTTATTAACTGCCCAACAACTTCAAAGGATCTAGCATTACCACTATCTTGAGCAATTTCCATGATAACATTTATGGATTCTTGACCTTTAGAAATTAAGGAATATAATTGTCCTCTAGCATAATCATAGTCCTTTTCTAAATCATCTGATTTAAATTTTTCAATGGACTTCTTAGTATTTTCAAACTTTTCTACAGTAGTTTCAATTATAGAACTATTGACATCTAAAGCATCGTTTATTTCAGAAAATCTTTCCATATATTAAATATCTTCTCCTGTTACTGGATTGTAGGATTTAAAATCTGAGAAGAATGACATAGTTTCATTAAATCCAAAATCATCACCCAAAGGAATCAATGCATCGTCAGCTGCAGTTATTGCATTAACTGCATCTCCAATATAATGCTTTTGAGGTCCTGTTCCCTCAACACCTCTCTTAACCTTAACTGTATTTCCATCTATAGATACAATTTCCATTGTTTCACTTCCAATTTCAATATAATCATCAACTGAGAAAGTTGATGCATCATTGAGTGATATGATTGTTTCATTAATATCTACATCTTCAGTGATATTAGTAATTGAATCATTATTATAATCCTTTACTGCTCTTGGAGTAGCACTATATCTAATTTCTCTTGGTGCAGATTTATGTACATTACTATACATATCAACATCAACTTTTTTGATAAGTCCAGAAGTCTCAGATGCTATTGCTCCAAACAGATAACTCTTTGCAGTAAAGTTTAAATTATAGATGATCGTCGATCTATCTTCAAAATTACCTTCATAATCAGTTGCCATTGTGATAGAATCTAAAATAATTGGAACATCTTTTTTCTCTCCAATTGATGAAACTAAATTAATCGTAACACTAAGAGATGGTTGAAAATATGGTAAAATTTGTTCAACTATCTGCAACATATCATCATTCTGTTTTGTAGCAATAGAAAGTGTAAAATTAATATTATATGGTACTGGCATATACACTTTTTTGGGAGTAGACTGATTGCCAGATTGGAAAGTTTGTGTTACTGTAGTTTTTCTTGATGGATCATAAGATAATCCAATCATCTCAAATGACATTCTGGGTAGCGTAATTGCCACTCGGTTTTTATAAGTTGCTTGCTGTTCAATTAAAGCAAGAAATTTACTCATTGGACCATATGCCAATGGAACTTTCATGACTTGTGCGAAAGTTCCATCAGAATTTTTGGTTCTAATTTCTATATTGTTAAAAAGAGTTCCAAATCCAATAACAGTTTTTCTTATTATTTCGTGATAAAAATATGTTCCTAACATAACTATTCTTAAACTCTTTTTTAACTATTTAGTTTATACTTTATGCTGTAGTTGGATATACGTTGATTGTATTTCCCATTGAACTGTGATTTGTACATTGATAATACAATGTATTTGGTGCATTAAATGGAACTTCAAATTTTATGGTTCCAGTTGCAGACCCATTATTTGTTACCCCATCACTATAAGCTGCACCTCCATTAGAAACACGAATTTGGAAGGGATGACTACCCCCAGAATTATTTACAAATTCATATACATTACCTCTTGCGAGATAAAGAACTGGATCATTAGTTGTTTGAGTAAATCCAATACCAGTAAATGTGTAATCATTAGAGCCATTAGCACCAAGTGTCCATTTACCATCAACTAGATTAGAACCATCACCAGTAAATGAAGTGGCAGTTACAACACCAACCGATAGACCTGTATCACTTGTATTACCTAATCCTAAAACATCATCTAAAGTTTGAGTTTCTGTATATGTAGAAGTAACTATAAAATTGCCAGCAGGACTTTCTAAAATGGTTATATTGTCTCCTGCTTCAATACCAGTAACAATACCTGTTAAGTTAGATCCACTTCCAGTAAATGAAGTGGCAGTTACAACACCAGAAATATTGGCACCACCATTGACATCAAGTACTCCTTGTGGTTGAGTGGATCCAATACCTACAGAATATCCAGTGCCAACAATAACATCAGACTGAATCTTACCTCCAATAGTTGCATCTGTACTAATAGCAACAGTTGGTGCATTTAGATTAAGAGTGGTTGGACTTGTTATTTTAGGTGTTCCAGAAGAACTAATAAGATTAAACCTTTTTATTCCAAAATCTTTATCAGCCATAAGTCTTTTTTAGATATTTATTCGTATGATACGTTTATTCCTTCAAGAGTTACACCTTCAATAGATGGTTTATCATCATTAGCATATGGATTATAAGTAACTCTTGGTTCAGCACCTCTTAAGTTATATTGACCAGTCCAATAAGTAGTTTGAGTATCATCAGAGTATTGATCTAAAAATCCATCACCAACAGTCGTAGATGATGTTGTTTCTAAAAGTGTTGTTCCATGATCTTTCAACCAATTATGAACTGCTCTAGAATCAGCAGTTGGATTTGCCTCTAAAAATAATGCAATTAAACCACATGCAACTGGACAAGCAGCAGAAGTTCCATTAAAAGAAGTATCATAAAATCTATCATCATCATATCTTTCATAGTCAACATAACCAGAAACACCATTTGTCCCAGCAGCTAGAGTTTCGTCTGCTGGAGCCCAAACATCAATACCAGGACCATTATTTGAATATGATGCTTGATATTCTGCACCAGCAGTTGTCAAAGTATCTTCTAATGCACCAACACATACAACTGGATGAAAATCTTTTGATTCGTCAAACCCAATTCCTTGTGGATTCATCCAATCTCTGTGATTGCAAGGAACTGTAGTTGATGGAAATTCATCTCTAGGATCTGTTGTACTATACCAATCATCTTCCAAATAATTCAAACGATCTGGATCATTTGCACCAATACCAAGTCTTTGATTATTGTTACCTGCTGCAGCAACATAAATGACACCTTCAGACATTAATTCATCTGCCGCAGCATCAGTTGAATTGGAACGTGAAGAAGTAGACCAAGATCTATATGCACCACTGACTTGATTACTAAGTCCATCTTTCATTGCAGTAACCTGATCTGTTACTGCATCATTTCCAGTAAATGAACCTGTCGAACCTCTAAATTTATAGATTACAGTATCATCAGATGAAAATGCTGCTTGATAACCCCAACTACCATTAATAATTGTTGGATTTTTTCTACCAGTTTCTGAATTAACTGGTTTTAATCGTTGCCATATTTTCATAGCATCATATGCTGCTTCAATACTAAATCCTGCAGAATCTGAA